TTCACTGCTTTTAAGCACCAGGCATGGATAATCGTCATTAAACAGAAGGAAAGAGGGGAACCTAATAGAGTTCCTCTAGTAGTAGTATTTTCAAATTTATATTCACACTTCTGTTCGTCATAGATATATAATTGGGTTGGTTGAACACTCTTTAGAACGGCCTGTTTAACAATATATGGCCATTTAAGTTCTTTAGCTAGTTCGTTCACCACAACATATAGCGCGTTTTTATTAATTAAATCTGAGGCTTGTGAAAGATCAGTTGAATAGATCTTGTACGATTGATTAAATTGCCGAGCTTTTTGAGATCGCTTGAAGATTTCTTCAGAGTCAGCTTTGAACTGACCCCTGCAAGGACCATAAATCTTTAACATTTCGGTCACTTGTTTACATGCAGGAGCGATAAGTGCGCTGAGAGCGGCTTCATGTACTGTTGCAGTTCTAAATCTGCACCCAGACTGTGCTATTACACTTATTTTTGCGCGGTTGGGTTTGTCCTTGTTAAACATATACATTTTCTTAATTGTTTGGTCCCAAGACGCTTCGACTCTAGGCAATAAAATGGTTGGGCTCTCCTTCCATTCGGAGAGGAGTTTATGTCCCTCAGTTGTCGCCAATGCGGAGAACACCATGTTTGCAACTCGTTGTTCTGACGATTGTTTGCTTTCCACCGTATTCTTCGGTTTGTTAATTTGCTCTTGACATTGATGGATGTAAGCGTAAGATCCTCCCTTCGACCTAGGATTTTCGAAGCAAGAACCTAAAGATGTAAAACCAGACTCTAAATTAAGATCATGTGGTTTAGTAACGGAACAAAACTTACGTACATGCTCACGGAGGGATTCTAAATTCTCTTCGGACGTTTCCTGAACCGGCCCGCACATACCACTTACAGTTCTCTTTAGAGCACGATTCGCGCACTCTTTAAGATTGATGGCAGGCATGGCCCTCCTCAGAGTTGCTAAGAGCGATAAAGCCTTACTATTTGTCCGCATGCGTTGTAACTCTCCTACGAAGTATTTTCGTAAGAGCTTTCCATCGGATGAAGCTCCTATAGCTTGTCTCTCGCACTCAAAAGTAAATTCTGAGATGTGATTGATCCCGTCAATTATTCCGCGCGTACTGATCCTTTTGAAAATTGTTGTAATAAAGGACAGTAAACCTAATAGAGCTGGAGGAATATTTCTGTTCTTCTTAAATTGAAGAAGACTCTTAGATTTAAAGTTTTTAAATAAATATATAAATTTGAGTTTTCTGATGGCTATCTTAAATGAATTCAAGAGGCGCATATAGATATCACCCAATATATTCATGTATTTACATTTCGGGTGCTCTATCTTTCTAAAGCCTTTGGGAACATCGATCTTTTTAGATTTTAATAATTTAATATGTTCCCTACTCAATCGCTGAGATGTTTTAATCTCATTTAAAAGTTCCAACAACTCCTGCATTGCACGATTTGTCTTTTTGCCGAAGAATTTTACGTTCGCGGTAAATCGAAGGAACGCCTCAAGTGTTTCGGGCAAGTGCCATTCTTTTACTTTAATTAGTTTTGGCAGCTCCTCTAGGACAGGATCTTCCCTCTTCAGCTTTATATTACGTTCTTTAGCTGCAGAGTTTATCGGGTCTAGAATGACGCCACTGGGCTGATTAACCGCTTTCGGTTCTAACTCGACCTTCTTAGGATCGTCGTGGTTAGACAAAGTTGTTGATTGGCCCATCGAGCCGACAGAGAGCGACTCATTTATTCTGCTTAATATGCTACTAAGCGACGGTTGTGTATTTACATTTGAAATATTTACAGTCCTCATTGTCTCCTCTGTAACCGACCTGGTCACAGATGGCGTGACAGTTGGGATGTCCAAGAGATGAAGACGATAAGGCATAAATCTTATCAGTCCTCTGTTTATATACAACTCGCCGCTTAGATCATTAATGTAATATTTGCTGAAGTCTGGGCGATTTATTTCAATTTCTCTAAGACTGTTACTAGTGACTTGAGGT